GGCAGTTACCCGAACCCTGTCACCTTTATCGTAAATAGGCATAGTTCTCCTAAGCGGCTGCCACTAATAATGTCACATCATCGACCTGTGTGACAGCAAGAGTAACATCGGCATGGGTTGTAGTTGCCAAAGTAACAGCAGACTCCGGATAGTGTAATAGTAGAAGTGCTGTCGTAGCAGCCGACCCGGTGATCGCCGCCGTGATAAGCGCCTCTTCAACTACGGCTGCAGTAACCGTTGCGGTACCGGTAACCGCAGCGGTAATCGGCCTTTCTTTAACAATGGCAGTCGTAACCGTACCCGTTCCAGTTATTGCCCCAGCAACTCCGGTTGTCCGCTGGATAACTGCCGTGACCGTGGCAGTACCAGTGATCGCTGCTGTGAGAACCCCGGTTTCGATGATCGCTGTGACAACCGCGCCATTTCCGGTAACGGCAGCGGTTATAAACGAATTCTGACTTAACGCTGCGGTCGTAGTCGCACTACCGGTTATCGCCCCAGCGACCTCGGTTGCCCGGGTGATTGCCGCTACGGCAGTGGCCGTACCAGTTATCGCACCAGTGATAGAGGCTTCTTCGACAATTGCTGCGGTAACGGTTCCAGTTCCGGTGATCGCTGCGGTGATCGCCGCTTCCTCTACAACCACCGCCGTAACGGTCGCAGTACCGGTAATCGCCGCCGTAATAGAGGCTTCTTCTACTATTGCCGCAGTTACAGTCCCGGTGCCGGTAATCGCTGCGGTAATGGCATGAACTTCAAATGCTGCCGCGCCCCGGTACTGGAAGTTGACGTTCCGGTAGTCTTCATCGGCTTTTCGGTATGCGGGCGTGAAAGTATCATCGGAGTATTCGGTTCTGGAATCGTTATAGTCGGTTCCAGTTTTGGAATAGTCGATGGCGGCCACGGTTTACTCCAACGCTGCCAGACGGGCTGCCTCAGCAGCCGCCGCAGGCGGGTCCAACGGCCACACCACCTCAGACACACGACTGTACGTCTGCGGAAGATCCCTGAGGGCCTGCCTGTGGGTCGCCCATTCTCCAGCGGTATGGTCGCCTAACGCTGCGTCACCCAACTGGGTCCAATCCGTGTTACGCAACTGGCTGTCACGCTGACTCCTGACACGGTGCAAGTCCAGATCGGCAGCCTCAGCGTTAGCGGCCAGTTCGGCTATTTCGGACTCGTTCAGTTCTATGTACTGGCCGTTGACGACCTTATATCGTGGTTCTGGCATGGCTTCTCCTATGCGCCCGTGACGCCGTAGAGGGTAAAAGTGGACGCTGCTAGGAAGTTCGCTGAAGGCAGCGTGAGGGTGACTTGGTTGATCGCCTCCAATGTTTCCTTCAATCCCGCATTTATATCCACCGACCATCTAGTGGCAGTGGCAGATGTGTTCGGTCTTACGGCACTACCCAACGCGACCTTGAAGTTCGACGTATTGGAGTAGTTGGGAACCCAAATCTCCATCGAACCGAAGGCGTTAGCCGCCACGCTGGCCCCCGGCACAAAGAAATATGAAATAAACGCATCGCTATCAGTTCGATCCGACTCGGCGCTGGAAGAATCCGCAAAAAGGGTCGTGGTTGAATGATCGACAGCAGCGGCGCTAGAAGTGCCGAGAGTCAACTTGGCCGTATCCATATACGCATCGACGGTGCTACGAGCCGACACGACCAGATACAAATGATCGTAAGTCGTCGGGATCGGATACAGGTCGCCAGAACTAGACCATGAACCTGCGGGGCTCGTAAGCGTGTCGTCAGCGAGAACAGTGAAAGCAGCCATATCAGACGTTCAATCCGTAGATGGCGATAAAGGATCCCCGCACTAAGTTGGTTGAGAACCCCTGTGCGCCTATCGTGATCTTGTCAATGGCACCTTCCCCGTTCCACAACCCGCCAACCGTCGAAATCCATGAGTAACCCGTGGCGTTCATGGGCTGACCACCAGTGGCTAGATAACTCTTCATCTTGTCGGTGTTGCGGTAGTCCAGAATGTTGACCACACCACACCCGTACCCTGCCATATCTATGTTCGTCCCCGTGGAGAACGAACATTTGATGGAGGTCTGGGGACCGTTGGTAGAACCGCTTTCGGTGGTTTGGTAACCCCGTATTTCCTGACTGTAATAACTGGCCCCCGTATCAAGTACCTCGGGGGCTAATGAGCCGAGCCTGATCGCTACTTCCACCGTGTCAGCAGCATGGGAATCTCTACTTGATATTCGCAGTTGTAGATGCTTGTAGGTTTGCGGAATCCCAGTGAACGCCACTGACGCTACGTCAGCCTCCAAATATGTTGTGGCGATTGCTTCGATCACAGCCATCAGGCGACCATCCTTGGGAGGATGCCGAACAGGTCGATGCGGGAACCAGACACAATGTTCGCCCCCGATCCCTCATAGAGCGTCATCTTGTTGATCGCACCTTGGTTCTTCCAAGTGCAGGTGTTCAGAAACGCCACGCCCGAGCCAGCCAAATCGATAGCAGCCTGCGTGAGAGCAGTCTTGTATTTGCCGCTGTTCGCATCGAACAGATGCGTAACCGACGCGCCGAAAGCGTTGGCTGTCGCCGTGGCGGCTGGCATGTTCCCGATGAAGATGCCGCTGTCGGAATAGCCAACAGCGGCAGCCGTAGACCCGTCCCCTGCTAAATCTTGGTTCGCGTAGTTGCTGCCCGAGTCAACGGCGCTGGCCCCTGTGCCCAGACGCAACTTGAAGCCCTCCTGCGCGACACCAGATCTGGCCCCCCGCACATAGCAGATGAGAATGAAGTCCATGAACTGACACCAGTCCAACGAACTCCCATCGGATGGGTCGGTGAACCCGACGCTATTTGCCGATCCGTCTGGCTCGTCGGCCGCCAAAGCGACCCACGCCTCACCGTCAGCGAGTACCGCAGTAGCACCTGTGATGTAACCAGGATCGGCCATCAGGTAAGCCCCGTGTCGTAACGGATAATGACAATACCCGTACCACCATTGCCTGCGATTGGCGGGGTGTTCCCAGAAGCACCACCGCCGCCTGACCCCGTATTAGGTACCCCACTACCCGAAACACCTGTATCATCGGAACCACCGCCACCGTAATCGCTACCGGCTAAATCAGCGGTACCTGATCGACCAGTACCACCGCCCGCATATCCCACCGTGGCTTGGGTAATCCCGTAATGGCCTGCCGCCCCATCGCCTCCAAGACCTGTACCATCGGTATTGCCCGCTTCACCGGCACCACCACCGCCGCCGCCTATGTTGGAAGCGGCGGTACCCGCAGCACCGTCGTTGCCGTATGCGGTAGACGATCCTCCCGCACCAGCGTCATAACCGCCACCCGGATTGGCACCGCCCCCGCCCGAGCCACCCGAACCGCCTGGATCACCGTGTGCACCACCAGCATTACCGCCACCGCCGTAACCGCCCCCCTCAGAGGTAAAGCCCAAAGCCACAGAATCGCTGCCCTTGGCACCCGGATCGCTGGCTACCAAAGCGCCAAGACCACCTGCACCAACTGTGACCGTATAAGTACCCGCACTTACGGCTACGCCCGTGCCTGTTCTGAGTCCACCAGCGCCACCGCCACCGCCACCCCAGGAACCCCCACCGCCACCGCCTGCGACGGTCAGCCAGTTCACATCAGCCGCACCGCTAGACACCAAGAACTTGCCCGAACCACGGAACGTATGAACACGGTACGTCTTGGAATCACCCGAATCGACGTACTGGGTGATGATTCCACCGAACGCCGTCAACGGCCCAGCAGCACCCGACGAGGCGACCGCCCCCAGTAAGGCTTGGGAGAGAACCATTACGAACCCAGATTACCGAGAATGTACCACTCGTTCGTTTCGTGCTTGATAAGCACACAAGACGCATACTGCGCGTTGATCTTCGCCTTATCACCATCCGACCGGGTAGTCACACCGCTTCCTTCAACAATGACGACCGCACCGGCCCCCAACCTGACAATCACAATCTGTGTGCCAAGCGGAAAAGCAACCGACGAGTTCGGTGGGATTGTCACGTTCTCACTGGACCCGCTGTTTATCTCAATAACCTTCCCGGCGTCCGTCAACACCAGGGTGTAATCGGCGGTCTTACGATCCAAGTCCACGGCCTGTCCGACAGCGACACCCGCCGTCAGCGTGCCGGTAACCGTAGGGCTGGTAGTCCACGAAGTATTAGACGCACCCGACCCGACCAGAATCGCGTTAGCAGCAGCATTAGAATCAGTCAACCCCAACTTTGTTTCCAACGCGACGATAGCGCCAGCGTGATTAACGTGCATGACATCATGCTCTTTGCCGCTGGCGTCCATATCGTCAGTGGACGCAATGTCCGTCCGCTGCTGAGAACCGGTAGTATCAAGCGCACCGGGGTAAGCGGTAGCCATCGGCTAACCTTCCGGACCTGCATACATCGCCGCCCGCCGAGCAGCCAAAGCAGTCTCATAAGCAGAAACCACTTCCGGAGTCCAGGTAGCGGCAGCAATGTCGATCACCCGCTGATCGTGACCGGTCGTATCATCACCGGGAGCGAGAACACCCCGATGAAACGACCGGGACAGTTCCTTACCGTCCTCGGCCACCACGGTCGCTGTACGAACCTGAACCTGACCGTCCTCTAGGACTTCGATCCGGTCCACGACAACGTTTTTAGTAAGTGCCATTCTGTCTCCTCAGGCATTCGCCATGTAAGATATACAAACACCGATCTCTGCGGTTCCCGCATCAATCAATGGTGAGATCTGTGCATAATAATCGGTTATCCATCCCCATTGACCCGTAATGTCACCGACAGCAGCGCCCTGAGTCATCATTAGCACCGTCGGATTGATAGTCGCTGACGGTGCCCGTATCCCAATAAAGGCCGTAGAATACTCGCCGTAATCAGTTACGTTCCCCACCGTGAACGGGAACCCCCCCATGCGGAGAATACCCACCGGAGATGAAATCGCTTCAACATAGAACCGACCGGTGCAAACCACCAACTTACCGACTTTGATATAGGCACCCCCATCCCAGTTAGAATAAAACCCGATGGTTCCCGAAGTACCCGGTACGAGGGTTGCCGTCCATTCACCCTCCTCGTAATCATCTAAAGTATTAGCATTCGATGAGTTGAGGCCGTCCAGTTTCAAACCCCCACCGGAAGTGGTGAGTTGAAGCGTGGTCGCATCGTAAGTAGCGGTCGATTCCGAAACCACGGAAGAACTACTACCGTAAGTAGCCAAACCATTCGCCGTGGAACCCGACCAGGAAATACCCGACGACGGCAAAGCCTCCCACGCAGTGGAACCATCCGCCTGCTTAGTTAACGCATCACCATCAGAGGCACCCGAAGCGGCAGAAGCACCGATACCAAGTTTCGTTTCCAACGCGACCGTCGCACCATTAACGTTAACGTGCATCGTGTGATGCTCTTTACCGGTCGCGTCAAGATCATCAGTTGACGCAATGTCCGTTCGGAGTTGAGAACCAGTGGTGTCAAGCGCACCAGGATACGCAGTAGCCATCTACCAGTTCCTCCAGCCCTTTGGTGCCGAAGTCGGGAGTGGGGCCGGGATTCCGTATCTGCGCCTACCAGCAGGAGACTTGCCCTTCGCATCCGTCTTTTTACTAGGATGACGAGAACCGAACGCCTGATAAATCCTACGCATCGAAGCGACGGAACGATCAACCTTGCCCTTATCCGAAGACTTCACAAACGTTGGGCCACCAAACTTGGCCAGACTGGGCGCACCCTGAACGGCTCGGTCGTACTCTTTGCGTTTCTTGGGACTAGCCATTAGATGATCTTTCTTTTCGGAGCCTTATAGCGAGGGCCAACTGTGCCACCTGCTCCGGCGTGGTAGCGAGGGATATCTCCCGTCCCACCATATTTGCGAAGATTGGGAACAGTGGCAATCGACCGCTTCCGGTTCTTACTACGTTCCGGGCCTAGATTCTGAATCCGCTTGCTCGTAGCCCGGTGCGTCTGCTTCTGCTTCGCTACTTTCCGATTCTGCTGACCCTGCTGTCGGGCAGTACTCGCCCTGTACCTTTTCTTACCCACGCGCAGGTGTTCGGCCAGTGTTGCCTCAGACTTGCGTTTGTGCGCGGTACGGGCCGACCGTATGGCAGTCCGAACCTCAGGACTCTCGTACTTAGCCTTCCGTCCGTAACCCATCAGGCGAGCGTAATAGTGATCGCCCCGGCAGCCACGGAAATAGTGTCACCGGAACCCACCGTCTTAGACGCAGCAACCGGCGTGTGAAAAAGAAGGTTCCCCGACGAAGCCGCATCCCAAATACCGATATGAGTCACCGTAGCCGCAGGCATCGAAGTGAACGACTCAGCATCCGTATTCTGCGTCAAACCAGTCGTAGCATGAGCAGCATCAAACGCACAAGCCTGACGGGCATACGACCCACCAGAAACCTCCGCACCCGAACCCGCATCAACCGGATCCGCAGTGTGCAAAGCAAGATACACCGCAGCCGGAGCCCAATCCGCTGTATTACGCAGGACGTAATCCAGAATCTTCTTCTCTAGATAGTCCGAAATCTCAGCCATGAAAAAATCCTCCTAGAAGACGTTGCAACCGTCGATGAGCATGATAGAACTATATCCCCCGCCCCGTCCAGACCACAGGGCAAACATATATCGAGGTCTGCGGTCCCTTACCAGGATGCGTTCGCCCGTCAGAAGGGCTGGTGCCCCCTCGTCCGAAAGCAGAGTCGAGGGGCAGGGACAAACGTGGTCGTGGAGCCCGCAGTCGAGCCGTACTGACAACGGCCGGAGGGACCCAGGGGTGCCTTCTGCCCCGAAACGAGTATGTCCGGTGTCCACGAGGATCCTGATCCATCAGACGTTTGTCTATACATAGGGGTACTGGCACATGGGTGGGGTGCCGGGGCACCTCCGAGGCGGTTCGCGGAGGTGGGGCGGCAGGATAGGCCCCTCCCCCGTCGCCGGAAGGCGGCGGATTGCTTGGGAGGGACCACGGTTTGCCACCCTCAGCCCCCTGCTCAACTCGGGGATGAAACCCCTGCTCACCCTGTCCCCCTGGTCCCGCCGTCGGGGTCCTTGGGCTGGGGTGGTGGGTGGGGGAGGGGAACCGACGCAGCGAGGAGCCCCGTGGGCTCCTGTTGCTCGTCGGTTGGGCTCGGAAAATGTGCGCCGACGGCGGCGTGGTTTGCCGCCGAGTCACTCGGCGCTCCGCTATTGGTGGGTGGGGTCCCGGGGCGCCAGCGAGCTGGCGGGGCGGGCGCCGGCGACGGGATTTCCTGGTGGTGATCGACGTCCGGCGGTGCTATGGGCGTGGACGCGGAACAGCCCCGACCGCGGGGGACACGGCCGGGGCTGCTGAACCGGTGAGCGGGTCTAGGCTTGCG